CGCACCGCCTGTACCGCAGGAGCAGACGAAGCCGCCCGCCGGGACGCCGGAGGCTGAGTCGACGCCCGACCCGGGCAAGCTCCGCGGGAAGGCGCTCGACGAGGCGCTCAAGACCGCTGGACTGCCCACACGTGGCCGGCTCGCGGAGAAGCGCGAGCGGCTCGCCGAGTGGCAGGCCCAGGCCGCACAGGCTGAGGGTGATCCGCCATCAGCGTGACCAACGGCTACTGCACCGCCGAGCAGGTCAAGACGTCGATGAACATCGACGACTCGGCCGACGACGTGGCGGTCGACCGAGCGATCGAGGCTGCGTCGCGCGCGATCGACTGGCACTGCCGACGCCGCTTCTGGACCGAGGACGCCGACGCCACCCGCTACTACACCGCCGCGAGCAAGGGACGGGTGTGGCTCGACGGCGCGCCCGAGGACGTCGAGGTGCGCACGGTCACGACCCTCAAGACCGACGAGGACGGCGACGGCACCTACGGGACCACCTGGGCAGCGTCGGACTACCGGCTCGAGCCCGTCAACGCCCCCACGAACGGCAGGCCGTACTCGCGGATCGCGACGAAGCCGCAAGGCTCACTGGTGTTCCCGCGGTGGCCGGCTGCGGTGGAGATCGTCGGCCGGTTCGGCTGGGCGGCTGTGCCCGCCGACGTCGAGGAGGCGTGCATCCGCTTCTCCGGCATCGTCTTCAAGACGGTGTCAGAGGGTGCCGCGCCGCTGGTCGAGCTGGGCGACGCCCGGGTGATGGTGTCCCGCTACCTCGACGGGCACGTCGAGATGATGCTGCGCCCCTTCCGCCGGGTCCTCGCCCGGTGACCGCCCCCACGATCGAGCAGATCGCCGAGGGGCTGCAGGCACGGCTCGCCACCATCGACGGGCTGCGGGCGTTCGACACCGTCCCCGGCCAGTTCTCGCCGCCCGCGGCGCTGGTCGACTGGGTGGCGACCACGTTCGACGCGGCGATGGCCCGAGGGCTCGACGAGCACGAGTTCCGCGTGGACCTGTACGTCGCCCGCCGCGCCGACGACCAGTCGCAGCAGAGGGCGCGCAGCTACGCCAACCCGGCTGGCGCGACGTCGGTGAAGGCGGCGGTCGGCGCAGACAGGACGCTCGGCGGCGTCGTGTCGGACTGCCGGGTGGAGCGCGCGGAGCCGGTCACGTTCGAGATCCCCGCGTCGCCCGATCCGGTGCTCTACCTGGGCGTGCAGTTCACCGTCCGCGTATGGGCGAGAGGAGCCTGACATGGCGGTTTTCAGTCTCGTCGACGCGCGCCACTACGTCGACGGCTACGACCTCACCGGCGACTCGAACCGGATCGAGCTCATGGCCGAGGTCGACGAGCGCGAATCGACGACGTTCGGCTCGGCCGGCTGGCGCACCCGTATAGGCGGGCTCAAGAACGTCGCCATGTCGGCCGGCGGCTACATCTCGCTCGGCGACGGCGAGGTCGACGACGTCCTGTTCGACGGCCTCGCCACCGCCGTGGTGATCTCGTCAAGCCCGACCGGCGACGACGGCGACACCGGCTACACGTTCAAGGCGCGCAACCTCGCCTACCAGCACACCGCGACCATCGGCGAGCTTGCCGCCTGGACGGGCAGCGCGGCTGGCCGTGACGGTGCCGGGCTGATCCGCGGGACGCTGCTGCACGACGACTCGACTGCCCGCACATCCACGTCGACCGGCACCGCCCGCCAGCTCGGCGCGGTCGACGCTGCCGAGAAGCTGTACGCGACGCTGCACGTCCTCGCCGTCTCGGGCACCAACCCGACGCTGGACGTGATCGTCGAGTCCGACGACGCGCAGGGCTTCGTGTCGGGCACGACCAGGATCACGTTCGGCGAGGCCACCGCAGTCGGGGCGCAGTGGGCGACGCCGGTGGCGGGCGCGATCGCGGACGACTGGCATCGCATCGGCTACACCATCGGCGGCACCGACACTCCCACATTCAGCTTCGTCGTGATAGTGGGAATCATCTAGGAGGAGCAGATCATGGCCGTGTTCGCAGCCACCGACTACCAGATAACGGTCAACTCCGTGGACCTGTCCGACCACATCGCCGCGGTGGACCTGCCGATCGAGGCGGACGAGCAGGAGGACACCGCGTTCGGCGACACCTGGCGCAGCCGCCTCGGTGGCCTGAAGGACGCCTCGATCACGATCTCGTGGCACCAGGACTTCGCCGCGTCCGAGGTCGACGCGACCCTGTGGCCGCTGCTCGGCACCGTGACGGAGGTCGTGGTCAAGCCGACGTCCGGGACGGTGACGACGACGAACCCGTCGTACACGGCATCGTTCCTGGTGAGCAAGTACACGCCGATCGCCGGGTCGGTGGGCGACCTGGCGACGCTCGACACCACCTGGCCGGTGTCCGGCGCCGTGGTGCGGGACGACGGCTCGTGAGCCTCGCCGACCTGCGCCGCTTCGCCGACGGGCAGCCGGTCGACGCGCTGGCCGCCGAGCGCTACGCCGAGCATCCGCCCGCAGAGGCGACGGTGCTCAAGATGTGCCGCTCGAAGATCGCGGGCACCCGAAAGGCCGGGCGGCTCCGCGCCGCGGCGCTGCTGGCCGCACGGGCTCAGTCGGCCACGTCCTCCCAGGAGGTCGCGAACGTCGCGCCGAGCGCCCCGGCCACGGACTCGGCCACCCCGCGGTCCGGCAGATAGAGCACCCACCCGTCCCCGACCACCCACGGCCCTTCGTCGCCTGCGTCCATCGACACGGCGATGAACACGTCCGGGTCGTCGGACAGCACGACGGCGATCCGTTCCATGCGGCCGGGCTCCGGTTCGATCACGCAGGCGGCCACGTCGTCGTCGGACGCGAGGTGGCGGATGCACTCGACGCCTGACTCCTCGACGGCCGCGAGCACGTCGGCGGGACTCTGCCCGCATCCGGCCAGCAGCAGCGCTCCCAGCACGATCCCCAGCAGTCTCGCCATCCCGGATCACCCCTTCACCCCCCTACGGAGGCGCATGTGCGCGACCAGATACTAGCCGCCGAGGACCTGGCCGAGGAGATCGTCGACGTCCCCGAGTGGGACGCGAGGTTCCTCGTGCGGGAGATGGACGCCGAGCAGCTCACCGCGTTTCGGCTCGCCAGCTACCAGGCGTCGCTCGAGAGCAAGCCGGACGCCTACGCGCTCGCGCTCGCGGTCCGGTTCTCCGCCCACGACCCCGACTCGGGCGAGGCGGTCTTCCGCAAGGGCGACGAGGCGAAGCTGGTCAAGAAGTCAGGCAAGGCGCTCGAGCGCCTGTCCGACGTGGCGCTGCGGCTCTCCGGGTTCGAGGAGGAGGAGTCCGACCCAAAAGACGGCTCCGCACCGACCCGGCCCTGAACGGGCTGTTCGTCGTCGCGGAGCGGCTGGGCTGCACACCGTCTGAGCTGATCCGCCGCACCTCCCCCGCCGAGCTCCGGCACCTGGTCGCGTGGGAGCAGATCCGGGAGGAGGCCGACCGATGAGCGCACGCATGGTCATCGACGGCATCCCTGAGACGCGCGAGCTGCTCCGCGACATCGGCGGCAAGGCGCTGGAGCGCGAGCTCGGTCAGATGAACAAGCGCGTCGGCGAGGTGTGGATCCAGGCTGCTGGCGGAGCGTCGTCTGGCGTCGGCCGTGGGCGGGGCGAGACGATCCGGCCGTCCGCGTCAGTGCGTGATGTGCAGCTCCGTGTCGGCGGCGCGCACCGTTCCCGTCGCGTGCAGCAGTGGGGCATCCGGCCTGTCCGGCCGCACCCTGAGCGACCCTTCATCGTCGCACGGGGCGCGGACGCGCTGCCCAAGATTATCCGCGTGTACGAGGACGGCTTCGATCATGTGATCCAGCGGGCGCTCAGTGGCTAGCAAGGGCACCCTCACCGTCCGTGCGCTGCTCGACGCGAAGGAGTTCTCGCGCGGCCTGAAGGACATGGGCACGCGGCTCGACCGTCAGGGCCGCAAGCTCAAGGATCTCGGCAACTCGCTCACCCGCAACGTCTCGCTGCCGTTGGCGGCGGGTGCGGTGGCCGCGGTCAAGTTCGCCTCCGACCAGAATGAGGCGCTGAGCAAGGTCAACGTGACGTTCCGGCGCAGCGCCCGCGAGGTCGAGCGCTGGGCCGGCACGTCCGCGCAGGCGATGGGCCAGTCCAAGGCGCAGGCGCTCGACGCAGCCGGCGGGTTCGGCGCGATGCTGCAGGCGATGGGCCTGGCGGAGAAGCCCGCCGCTGACATGTCCATGTCGTTGGTGCAACTGGCGGGCGACATGGCCAGCTTCAACAACGCCTCCCCCGAGGACATGTTGGTCAACCTGCGGTCGGCGCTCGCCGGCGAGGTCGAGCCGTTGCGCAAGTTCGGGGTCAACGTGTCCGCCGCCGCGGTGACCTCGAAGGCGCTGGAGATGGGGTTGGCGGACGCGAACGGCGAGGTCACCGAGGCGGCGAAGGTCCAGGCCCGCTACGCGCTGATCATGGAGCAGACCTCGGCGCAGCAGGGCGACTTCGCGCGCACGTCCGGGGAGGTCGCCAACCAGACGCGCATCGTCGCCGCGGAGGCGAAGGACGCGGCCGCGCAGTTCGGCACGCAACTCCTGCCGGTCGCGAAGGACCTGCTGGGCGTGGCGGGCGGGCTCGTCAAGGCGTTCGGGGCGATGCCCGGCCCGCTGAAGCAGGTGGTCGCCGGGGCCGGGCTGCTCGCCATCGCCGCCGGCCCGGTGATCCGCGGGCTCGGGTCGATGGCGTCGCTCGGCGGCGGGCTGGTCGGCAAGCTGCGAGTGCTCGACAAGGCGACGGGCAAGACGAGCATCTCGCTCGCCAAGCTCGGCGGGATGCTCGGCCGCGGCGGCCTGGTCGGCGCGGGGCTCGTCGTCGCGACGGTGCTGCTCGGCGCCTGGATCTCGGCAAAGCAGAAGGCGACGCAGCGGGCGCAGGAGTACACGGCCGCGATCGAGGCCGACTCGGGCGCGCTCGCGGACAACACCCGCGAGACGCTCATCAACCGGCTGGAGCAGGAGGGGCTGCTCGCTAAGGCGCGGGAGCTGGGCATCGCCACCGGGGACCTGACGAAGGCGCTGCTCGGCGACGAGGACGCGATGCGGCGGGTGACGTCGGCGATCGACGAGGCGATCGACCCGCTCGCGAAGCTCCGCCGCGACAAGACCGGCACGCAGGTGGCGGCCGAGGATCTCGACCGGGCGATCCGGGGCGAGGACGCGGCGATCCGCACAGCGACCGAGGGCTACGAGCGCCAGCAGGAGGAGCTGCGAGCGTCGACGCGGTCCACCGAGGACGCGACCACGGCGACGGACGGCTGGTCGCGGCAGCTCGAGGACATGCGCCCGATCATGGACGGCTGGGTCGGCCGCGCCGGGGACATGGCCGACCAGCTCGGCGACACGGGCGACGAGGCCGACAAGACGCGGGTCGAGTTCCTCGGCCTGACCGACGCGATCGAGCGCCAGCAGGACGCCTTGCGCGAGCAGACCGATCCCGCCTTCCGGGCGCAGCAGTCGATGGAGCGGTTGCAGGAGGCGCACGATGCGGCGTCCGAGGCGGTCGAGAGGTACGGGCCGAAGTCCAAGGAGGCCGAGCGAGCGAACCGTGACCTGGCCTCCGCCGCAGTGGCGGCCAAGGGCGACATGCTCGCGTTCCAAGCGGGGATCGACGACGGGACGCTGTCCGTCGCGGCGTACGACGCGCAGATGGACCGGATGGTCCGCGACGGCATCCTGCCGGCCGACGCGGCGGAGGCCGCCAAACGGCACTTCCGCGAGATCAAGGAGACCGCCGAGTCGATCGAGGGCGTCGATCCGCAGGTCACGATCCGGGTCGCGCACCTCGACGCGCTCGAGGCGTTGCGTGCGTTCGACGAGCAGTTGGCTCGCATTCCCCGCAACATCACGACGACGCTCGGGACTCGCGGCAGACTGGAACCCAAGGCGCATGGCGGGCCGGTCCAGGCAGGCCGTCCCTACATCGTCGGTGAGAAGCGCCCGGAGCTGTTCGTGCCGTCACAGTCCGGTCGCATCCTCCCGCACGTGCCCCGCCACGCGGGCGGCATGGCGTCCGGCGGCATGAACGTGACGATCAACATGCCGAACTATCTCGGCTCGAAGGAGCAGGTGGCCGAGGTGATCCGCCGCGAGCTGGTCAAGGTGCAGCGGCGCAACGGCACCTCCGGGATCGCCTGATGACGTATCCGACGCTCACGCTTCGGGCCGCGTTCGGAGTCGGCCCCAACGACGACACGCAGTATCTCGTGCTCGGGGGCAGCGCTCCGTACGCGGAGGCCCCTGACGCGGCGGGACTGCGTATCACCAGCGACATCGACTTGCGCTGGTTCGGGGAGCCGGACGAGTTGACCGGCGAGCCGCAGGTGCTGCTCGGCCGGTGGGAGGGGACGGCCGACGGCTCCTACCTGATGGAGTTGTCCTTCGAGGGCTACCTCG